GTGGTTGTAACGGCAAGCTCTGAAATTCGTAAAAGGTCGGGCCAATATTCTGTCTCCCACGCAAATGCTATGCGGGGGTTTGCCAAGTCCCGAACTTGTTTAAAAAAATGGCCGGGTAAATTGTCCCGATCCAGACCGGCCAACTGCGCTACTCCGTAAATTACATTACTGAATTTAAGCGTTTGCATCTACTTCAACGCGCTCACTTGGCCCGTACACCTTGCGATATGTGACGCGGCCAACCGGCGTATCGTAATACCCCATCGGCTTGTTGCTCCCATATCCTACTTGGGTCTTGCCACTAACGGACTTGACCCGGCTCTCTGGATTGTCCCGCAAATATTCTTTCATAAACTTGCGGTCGTTCCAGCATTCGTATCCCAATCGCTGCCCCCAATGATGGTAGGAAGTGGAGTCGATTCTAGCTTTCTGCTCTCCTATGGCAGAGTGCTTTGACTCGTTCCGCGCTTGGGTTGCGATATTGGAGGATTGGTTGACCCGCGAGCCTTGATACTCGCGAGCCAACCGCCCCTTCAAATTCGCCGCCACAAGGGCAGACATTTCGTCTGATAATCCCTCTGGGGCGTACATGATTACGATGCGCCGTTGAAGAACCCGAACGCGCTGGGATTGTGAATCACCAATGCGGCCATTGCTTCAATCATCCGTGCCGGGCCACCGCCGTTATCAGTCAATTCCTTGATCTGTGGCAGTTTGCCATAACGGATTTCGGCCTTGTCAAACGGGATAATATATCCCTTGAAAGGCGCAGCCGTTGTGGTCTGACCATAGTACGTCTCGGTTGTGCTTGAACCCGTGGTCGCAGTCGTATTGATGTGGACGGTGGGATGTAGGCGAAGTCGGCCGAAATCACCTTCGTACAAATCGATCACGTTGATAAACGATTTCGACTCTGCAGACTGATTGAAAGTCTTAATAGCAAGACGTTCATTAGACGTTGACGCCGCAACGGATTGCGTGAAGTTCGTGAACACGCGCTTCAGAGTCGGGCCAACAAGCAAGTCGTAGTCCCGAATCGTGCCGGTAGTGTTGTAGATACTCTTCAACACATCCTGCACGTTTCCTTCCGTCAGATTAGCCGTAGTAGTGGTCGGTGCTGATGCCGCCGGGATACGGAAATCAGAAGGGACTGTTATATCGTCCGTGAGTCCATTCGTACCCGAAGTGTGGAGAAAGCTCCCCATTGCCTTCGTGGTATATGGATTCTGCGTTCCACTCTCCACATCTGCATCATCATTGCCCAGAAAGGCATACTCCATGTCGCGCTTGATCTCCACCAACTTCTTGGCAATACCATTCGCGAGTTCCGACTTAACGCCAGCGACAACTTGAATCTCGTCTGCGAGATTTGAAATGCGGAACGTGCGACGAAAAATCTGCACATAGTTCTGCATCAACTTACGGTTTTTAGCCGGGTTAATGTAACTAGCCCCACCTGTCTCACCAACATCTTTGCCTTCAAAAATGCCGTCTACAGACGGGTCTTCGTATTTATCCATCTGCCACCCCATTACAACATTGCCGGGCTTCTTCCCTTTTTTCGCAAGAGACGAAAAAACAGTAGATTTAGCATCGACATTGCTGATAAGGTTAGACAAATCCTCTCGGCCACCCGATTGAGTGCCGTTATATCCAGCTTCTAAAAGAAGTGCCATATGATTATATCTTTCTTATCTGCGGGTATCTATATACCCAATATTACAAGTAATCATTTAAGATCACGTTTGCCAGAGAGTCCTCATCCCTAGCCGAATCAAAAGATTTCCTAGCGGAAGCTGAACGGGCGGCAGCGGGCTTGGCCTTTGCCGGTGCAGATGTAGGCGTGGAGGGTTGGGCGGGTGCTTTAGCTTTAGGTTTGGCCGAGTTACTTTTCGGGTTACTCACCATCTCCCTATACGCTTGTAATCCCAGTTGGAATATACTCACATCCGCTTTCCACGTTGGGTGGGTTCTGATTTCTGGTCGGTTTTTCAAGATTTCCTGTGCTTCTTGATAACCAACGGAACTTCGGTCTTTCCAATATGTGAACACTTTGTCCACTTGTTCATTTACTTGGGATTCCTCCCGTAAATAATCGAGCCGTTCGGGGAGATGTTTTTTAATAGACTTGCGGGCATTGCGCTTTATGTTTCGCACATCATCCGCCGAGTATTCAATATCGTCGTCGCCACTCTTTTCAACAATCGCTCCGTCTGGGTTATCCTCACACCATTCCAAGATTTCATCCGCTTTTTCCAGTTCCTTTTCCACCGCCCTTTGCGATGTTAAGTTACTGTACGGATTTGAGCTTGGTATGTTGGCCAGTTCGGGCAATTCCTCCTTGGACTCCAACTGCTCCCGTAGACTCTTAACCTCCGATTCCAGATCATCCACCCTGCCTTCAGCAACACGGCGTTTTGCAGTTAATTTGTCGATCCTCTTTAACAGCCCTTTTTGGGGGCTGGGAGAATCGGCGTCTGCCGCCGGTTCAACTTCCGCAGAATCTTCTGATTCAGTCTGAGAAAGAACTTCTTCAGCTTCTCCTTCCTCCGGCTGTTCGTCACTCGACGACCCTTCGGGAGGAGACTCCTCACTTTCCGCGTTATCCACCGATTCCTCGGCAGCCGGTGCTGGTTCCGGTTCTGGGGTCAACAACCTTTCCAGTTGCCCCGCCAACCCATCAACGTCAGTCGCCTGACTAGGATCGACTCCGATAGCTTCCGTCGATTCTGAAGGGCTATCACCTTCAGCTACTATGTTTTCACTCATGCTATTTTTAAGCCCGGCAAGGGGGCAAACAGGGGATGTTTATAGAGGCCCACAGAACCTCTCGTTCGCTATAGACGCAGAAAACCCCCGGCTACCAAGAGGAAATCTGGCAAACGCGGGGGTTGAGGGCGGGTGTGCTAGGTTTTGTCTGGTTTTTAATTCAAACTATTGCGCGCGGTTTCTCTCAAATGAACCAAGTGCGCCATGAAATCCGACAGTCCGGCCGCTCGTCCACACTGATGAATTCGTTCTTCACCCTGCGTTTCTCCAGCAATTGCCTGTGAAATCTCCACCTCCACGGCCGCTCCCACATTGTCAAGAACCGCATCCCACAAGACGCTATTCTCAAACTGAAAAGGTGCTAGGTTCTGGTTCATGTTATCTGGTTAACGCCGATTCGGCCGATCTGCGCGTTCTGCTGCTGCATAACGGACATCTGGAGATTCTTGGAATAGTTTTCAAACAGTTGTGTAAACAGTTCGTCACCTTGCAACGCTTGCTGCGCTTTCGGGTTGCGCCCCACAATCCCCTGCGCGTACCGCATCTTGGTTTGGGCGGCCGGGTCGTTCTCCACATACTGCGGCTCCATCCCCAATAACATTCCACCAATATCGGACTTCACATCCTCGTACATTTTCTGGGATGCTGTAGTCTGGTCAAGTACCAATTCCTCGGCAATGTCCGGCGAGATAGATCGCGTAATCATCTCCACCAACTTGTTCCTGTCCAACACTCCACCGACATCCTGCGGCACAACATACTGCGCGATGCTCGACAACTTCGTGTTGACATATTCAGTGTCCAGTTCGCGCACATCAAACTTCAAAACGAAGTCGAACTGCATCATGTCGCTTTCGGGGATTGAGTTAGTTCCAGTGATCCGCTGGATTTCTTCCGGCGACAAAAACTGCAAACTCAACTGGAACATCTGCTGATATGCCTCTGTCCACACTGTTAACCAGTTGTTAACAAGCCGTTGCTGTTTTAGCTGGGTCTGCGTGGCCGGAATGGCCGCGTTGGCTCGACCGAAGTATTCGTCTGCCTGTTTCGTCACAATGTCGATCAGGTTAAGCGCAGTGTTTGGGGTTCGCGCGGGCGGGTTCATAAACTCATACTCGCCCGGCTTGGTCACCGGCAACTGCACGGCCGGGCCAATCTTGTTCGCCACCCCAATCCGCTTGCTCACCATAATGGGGGGAAGCGTCTCGAAACTGGTGGAATCGAAAACAGAATCGCGCTGCGTCTTAATCTCGTTCTGCCACGTTCGGCAAATGTCCGGCACTCCACGGCTCTCCGTGACGCG